GACCGTCTGGAAGAAACAAACGGAAACGTACAGCAATTAAAAGGTAAAGATGCCGACTCAACTATTGAGTATGTGCATTTGAAAAATAACTAATTCGCATTTCGAAGATTACCTGCAGCACCTACACCTCATACTAATCATGAGGTGATACAAGTGAATTGGGAAGACAAAGAAACATTCGTTGAACTGAAATTGCTGGCGTTGGGGATGCTCTCTAAATGGAGGAATGATGAGCTTTATACAGAAGATATGCTGATTGAAGATTTGAAAAAGCTTATACGCCGGTTGGATGCGGAAGAGCCGAAGTTGTAGAAACAAAAAAAGAACAAGGCTGTTCTGCGGAGGGAGAACATTCGATGCCGCCTTGCTCCAATATTATTATCTCCATAATTTTACGATGTCATACAAAAATAAAAGCCAGGACTGTTCCCGGCATGGTTCTCTAATTAAGTATATCACGGGAGGGGGTCAAGTGGTGAAGCAATTGTCGTTTTTTCAAGATATCGATGGGGAAAAAACAAAACAGGCAGTGGAAACTATACTTGAACGGTATCGTATCTATATGTTGGCAGTTCCAGACGAGCAATTACCTCGCATCACACCTTCTTACTCTCTCGTGCCGCCAAGCAACACGAATGCGTTTTACTCATCTACAGAAAGTGCGGTCATTCGAAAAATAGACAAAGAACGTGAACGTGAGGAATTTATACAACGCATGTGCTGGGCAGTGAATAAGCTTAGTCAAAGGGAGCGTGAACTAATTACAAAACGATATATGACATTAGAAGATGTGCATGATTATATGCTCTATCCGGAATTAGGAATGTCTGAGAAGACGTATTACAACGTAAAGAAGAGAGCTTTTTATAAATTGGCTCTAGCGTTGCGGATCGAAGTATATAAACAAAAAGCACCTGTATAGGTGCTTTTTTAGTAATAATAGCACAATTCATAAACAGGAGACCCTCCACATATCAATAGCTTTATAATCAGTTTTTTTGCTAATGACGGCAGGATTGTGGATTATTTTTCCGATAAAACAAAAAATTGACATATTAGGTGAAAAGGTGTTACGATAAAACGCAAATAGCAAACAGCTTAAATGACTATACAATTTTTTAAGAAGATTGTAACTTATGTTGGTTTGATTCCTTTTGCTAAATTCTGTTACTGGCAAAAGGCTGAAATTGAAAGGAGTTATCCTATGAAAGAGCTTCATTCATTTGGTTGGTATGCGAGGCAACTCTCCCCATATTTACCAAAAAAGGCATTTCAACCTGTGCCTTCCCGTCTTTTCCTTGGTCTTGTGTATTTGCTAGTAGTGCTTAGTGGTATTCTTGTCGTTTCCTTACTTAACCTACATACCATATGGAATACGCTTATTTCTGTTGTATTAGGTTTTAGTTTTGCAGCACTTGGGTTTTTAGGACATGAAATTTTGCATGGCACGGTCGTGCGGACCCCGTGGTTGCGAGATTTTCTCGGGGCGGTTGCATTTTGGCCGTTATGTACAGGTCCAAAGTTATGGAGGAAATGGCATAATGTAACGCATCATGTCCATACACAAATTGAAGGGAAAGATCCTGATGCATGGCCATGTATAGAAAGGCTATCGCAGAGCCGTCTGTTGCGATGGATATATAAAATTCCATTTACGATACGAGCGTTTTTTGCATTTAGTTCATTAGCAATTATGTTTACGCTTCATTCGATAAGGATGCTGTTTTATTTTCTGAAAAATTTCCACCCCAAAAATCGTGGAATTGTCCTCTTTCAGTTTCTTTTGCCATGGGCAACATGGATTGGCTTATTGTTTATTGTTGGATTCACTAAGTGGTTCTTTATCTTTTTATTGCCACTATTGATTGCCAATTTTATTGTGATGAGCTATATTTCAACGAACCATCGACTCAATCCTTTAGTCCCTGTCAATGATCCGCTTGCTAACAGTCTTTCCGTTACAGTTCCGAAATGGGTGGATGTACTTCACTTTAATTTTTCCTACCATACAGAACATCATTTGTTTCCCAACATGAGCTCCAAATATTATCCATTGGTAAAAAAACAGATTAAAAGGATGTGGCCGGATCGCTACCACGAAATGCCGATGGTCAAAGCATTATGGACGCTTTGGAAGACACCTAGACTTTATTATCATCAAAACCAGTTGATTGAACCGTGTCAAGGGAACATATATGGGTCTCTAGGATATGGGTTGAATCCGTCCTGTATCGAATACCGTAAAATAAAACCGGGAAAAAAAGAAATTTTAACAGGGATCAAGAAGGAAGAATTGGCAGTGCAAGAGGCGGATGAACAACTGGAAAAATAGCGAAACATGCTGGTTCCATAAAGCCAGCATGTTGTTTATTGGGCACCAAGATTGATCATGTGATTAGATAAAGATAAGCTAGATATGGAGTTCAATAAAATGGGGAGTGAAGCCGATTCTTATGTTTCCTGTGCAGCGAAGTGGTTCTGAGAACAGGGATTTTCTGTTTTTTATGCACAGCCACTCAAAGATGTAGAAGTACAGTATTTACAGATCTTCAAGATTTAATCACAAGTCCCTCAAGATACAGGTTGTAGACTTGTTTATTATTACAGAAAAAATACAGAAAGACGACAGAAAATTTTGGTTTAGACGTGGTATGATGATATTGTGGATCTTTTGTTGAAGTAGCTATTCACAAAGTCTGTCACTAGAACTAGCCAGTCCGAATCTTGTCTGTGTGGAAAGCAGGCGGGAGCGAGTTCTGACAAGCGTCACCTGATCGGGTGGCGTTTTTGTTTTGCCATGTAATGAAATTAATTTATGTCATCTCCGTATATGAACATTGGAAGGGGGGATGGCGCGGTGCTAAATGTGGTTGATTTAAGTGCAGTTTATGAAACTGCAGGTTCTGTGGTAAAAACATTACTGCCATTTGTTGTTGCAGCCGTTTTAGTGAAAAAACTACTGTATTAAATGTCGAGATTTGGCGAATGAACGATGTGGCGAAGCCTCTCCTTTTGCTGTATTATGTAGGCGAGAGGAGGAAAGGATATTGGATCAGGTAAATCAAGCTATGCAAGCATTTGCGTGGACACTAACCATAAAACTCGTATGGCTTATATTATTGATGTTTGTGTTTTATGCTTTGGCCTTTTTTCTCGCGAGGTCTCTTCGTTTACCATATAAGATTGCCAATACATTCGGCAGTTTGGCTAGCTTAGTTGGCTTTTACTTTTGGACTCAATACATAATTTCTTAATCATATTGAGAAATTTGGCATCCGATTTAATCGGGTGCTTTTTATTTTGTCCTTTGGGGTGATAAGTATGTTTAGATTATCCGAACAACTATCAGATAAAGAAGTCAGGAAGTTAAAGAGAATCAAGAAAAAACGGAAAAAGCGCAAGGAAAAAAGTGGATTGGCACGAGATTATGGGGATAAATCGTCCTCGATATAGGCGAGTGCGTGGGGTGATTAGGAGAAAATAATGCCACGCACGTTTATTAATTCTTCTTCACCGAAAATCGCTTTGTTTTGTCGAGTGAGAAGGAAAATATTCCTTTTTTGTCGAAATTAGTAGGCGAAAGTGGGATTAGAATGATTGATTATAAGAGAATTAGATGGGATAGTGTGAGAGAATATGGGAATCAAGTACTTTTAATTGATATTGATTATCCTGTAGGGGTGAAAGTTCTAGACGATGTGGATCGGGAAGAATTGCTAAAAGTCGATAAATACATAACCCATGATTCTAATCTTTACAGTACTATCGGAAAGGTATTTATAATATCGTTGAACGGATAATAGATGATAAAAATAACCTTATCCTCTTTGTCGAATCAGAAATGGTTGAATATAGAAGATAATAAAAATTGCGTTGTAAATTAAACATCCTTTGGAATGTTTTTGTCTGTATAAATATTTCACTTTGTTATATTGAGTAAGCGAGAGGAGGAGAAATTATGAAAGATCCTGGAGATATTGGACCACTGGATCCTGGTGGTGGAATAGGTAACTGATACGGATAACAATAGCATCCCAAAGGATGCTTTTTTATTTGGGGTATGAAGGAAAATATCTCCTTTTGTCGAATTGAGTAGGTGAAACGAGGGGATGAGACAATTTTTCAATAAAGAACTACTTATCCTCCTGTAGGGCAGATAGATGGAGGAACGATATAATGGAATTGATATATAAACATCTAGTAGAATGGCTAAATAAATATCTAAGTTATCTAAGTTTTACTGCGATTACTGCAGCTTTAGGTTTTTTAGCCAAATATCTCATTCAGAGAAAAATAGATACATATTTCAATAATAAATTGGAAAAGTATAGGCAGGAATTAAATTTACTAACCGAACAAGTTAAGTATGACCTGAATAAAAGGATGTTTGATTTTCAGGCGTACGCAACCAAAAAACATGAAGTCTATCCAGAATTGTACAGAAAATTAGTAGCGTCTTTGTTTCTGATACAGCAGTATTTATCAATGAAAAATAGCGCAGATATTTCTACCTTAGTGGAAAGACAAACAGAAATTGTGCAGAACCATGAACGTAACGTACAATATTATGCAGAAGTTGAGCTGTATCTCTCGGAAGAAGTAAGTGAAAAGACAAAAACTGTATTGGTACTAACTACAAATTATTTGTATGACTTATTTGATGAATGGTGTGATACTGGAGAAATAATGGCAGGAATAAGAAATATACATGAGAGGTTAACCGATCTAAAGAAACTTTTACACAAAGAACTATCTTATAGTCATTTTGGCGAGTAAAGCATCCTTCGGGATGCTTCAGACTGTAGACAAAATAGGGTTCAGACTCAGCGTCTGAACCCTATTTTGATGAAAAAAGAGTCTAGATATAAAAAAATGAAGAACCTTGAGTCGTTCTCCATAACCATGTGGCTAGTTTTTTCAAATTCATGGCAGCACAAACAAGCATCGCCTGCATTGAAACTTTTTCCAGCCCTCGATAGGCCGTCCAACGCAGACCATGCTTCTCTTTCATATCGGCAAACACTCGTTCAATCGTTTCTTTTCTCCGAGCATAGATCTCTTTGTTTTCTTGAGTATGCCTCAAGTGTTCAGCTTCTTCGTAATATCCTTGCCAAATATGACGTGTTACGACCTTGGTATGATTTTTACTTTGGGTGCATCGAGAGAGAAACGGGCACTCTTGACAAATCAATGGATTCGATTTGTATTCGCGCAATCCCTTTCGATTCGTTGTCGAATACCTTAACACTTGATGGTTCGGACAAAGATAACAGTCATTCGCTTCATCGTACACAAAATCTTGTTTCCGGAAATATCCTTTTTTCGTTTTCGGGCGAGTATACGGAAGTACCGGGCGAACCTCTTCATCGATGAGCAGTTTCGCTACCGCAGGAGTTTTGTAACCAGCATCTAACGCGAGAGCTGAGGGTTTCCCCACTTTCTCTTTGACTCGATGAAAGAGCTCATGAAGGACTTGACTGTCATGGACGTTACTTGCCTTCACCACCGTGTGTAAGATAAATCCGTTATCATCACACATCGTATGAAGCGAATAAGCAAAGACCCGTTCCTTTTCATTTTTGACAAATAACCCACTCTCAGGGTCCGTCGTACTCACTTTGACCTCCCGAACCTCTGGGGAAGATTCAGGAGGTAGAGGCTTTTTTCCGTGTGCCACTCGATCTTCGTTGATTTCTTTCTCTAATAGAGACTGATAAGCTTTTGCCTCCACTTGGATCATTTCTTTCTTATATTTTCGCTTATTCGCATTCGCTTTGACATGAGTGGAGTCCGCATACATGTATTCCGTATGGACAAATCCGTGTTCGATGGCTTGAGAAAGGATATGGGAGAAAATCTGTTCAAATAGATTCGAGTTTTTGAAACGACGCTCATAATTCTTACCAAATGTAGAGAAATGAGGGATGGGATCATGAAAGTCGAATCCCAAGAACCAACGATACGCCACGTTGGTTTCAATTTCTTTGATGGTTTGTCGCATGGAGCGAATCCCAAATAAGTACTGAATCAATGGAATTTTAATCAGAACTACTGGGTCAATACTTGGGCGACCTTTGTCTTCGGAATACAAATCTTTCACCAAATCATAGATAAACGAAAAATCAATCGCTGCATCGATTTTTCGAACAAGATGGTCTTGTGGTACTAACTCATCGAGAGTAACAGCCATCATCGAATGACGTTTGTCCGTATTTTGTCGTTGAAGCATGTTTCTCACCTCAATGCATCTTCCTATCCCTCAACTATAATAAAAAAGCTTGTCGACTTTGTCGACAAGCTGAAGCATCCTTCGGGATGCTTTTTTATTTGGAGTTGATAACGTATGAACATCTATAAAACAAGACAACAAAAGCGTAAGTTCTACGATAGCGATGAATGGAAGTCGCTTCGAGAAGAAGTGAAAAAACGGGACAACTACGAATGCCAGGAATGTAAACGAAATGGCTACGTCACCATTGATACCAATGAGTATAGCGAGAGTGCAAAACGAAAGAAAATTCAATTGGTGGTTCATCACATCAAAGAACTTGAGGGTTATCCGGAACTAGCTTTAGATATGGATAACCTTGAAACATTATGTGTGAATTGCCACAACCGAATTCATGGCAGAGTATTTCGACCAACAAAACCTAAATGGGATGATGAGAAATGGTGAAAAGATAGTACCCCCCGGGTCAAAAGTTTTTAAGGATTTTTCAGATTTGGGCACCGGCGGGGGGCCTGTTCTGTCCGGATTTTTTTGAAAAATTCTCACGTAAGGGGGGTGGAATCATGGTGGTAAGTATCACTAAATTAAAGGAACAGTTGATGAACCGGATTGACACGAGCGATTTTGTGCAGGTGGAAAAAGTGGAGAGATATATCGACCTTGTGAAATCATTCCGAAAAATCAGCAAGACGATCAGCAAAGAGGGAGAGTCAGTCACAACGGTCAACGGTTCACAGAAATTCACGAAGGCACATCCTCTTATTGGTGAACGAAACAAAATTAATGCTCAAATCATCGCTCTTGGAAAGGATTTAGGGCTGGATAGCAGACCAAAAAACACTACCGACGATCAAGGTGGGTACAGCGCTAGTGATTTAGTATGATCCGTCAGAAATATGTAGACGAGTATATCTGTCTTTACGAAACAGGCAAAGTCAAGCTGAACAAAGAGCGGATTTTACTAATTGAATATCTAAAAAAGTATGTTTTAAGCAGAGACGATTTGTATTTTGACGACGAAATCATTGAGAACTGCATTAAGTTCGGTGAAAAATGGTACTTCCCATTACAACCGTTTCAAAAGTTCTTAATTGCTTTCGTTTTTTTATTTTACAAAAAGAATAATCGTGTGTTTTATCGTAAACATTTGTGGATGCTTGGTCGTGGTGGTGGTAAAAACGGGTTAATTTCCGTTATTACTCATTTTTTAATTAGTGAACTGCATGGGATTGAAGAATACAATATCTCTGTCGTAGCGAATAGTGAGGAACAGGCCAAAACATCCCCAGATGAGGTTCATAAAACGATAAAGCGTCACGAGATACTGCAAAGAGCGTTTAAAACAACTCTTACCCAAACAGTATCGAAAAGAACGGGTAGCGTATTGAAGTTCCGTACCTCAAACGGCGAAACCAAAGACGGTTTGCGTGATGGTGCGGTTGTGTTTGATGAAATTCATCAGTATGAAAGCAACAAGGATGTGAGGGTGCATATTTCGGGGCTTGGTAAAAAGCCCAATCCTCGTGAATTTTATATTGGAACGGATGGTTATGTCCGTGATGGATTTTTAGACAAGTTAAAAGAGAAAGCTATGAAAGTTTTAAACGGAGAGGCGCGGCCTAACGCTTTGTTTCCGTTCATTTGTAAATTGGATGATGAAAGTGAAGTCGAAGATCTGACCAATTGGGAAAAAGCGAACCCAATGCTAAGTGAACCACGGAGCGAGTATGCTCAAGGATTATTTGAAACAATCAAGGAAGAATACGAGGATTTGGAGGATGATCCGAGCAACCGCGAAGAGTTCATGACCAAACGCATGAATTTGCCGGTGACAGACCTGGAACGCTCAGTAGCCAAATGGGAGGAGATAGAAGCTACCAATCAACCAATGCCGAGTCTGTTAGGTCGGGAATGTATTGGTTGTTTGGACTTTGCTAGTATTCGAGATTTTGCAGCAGTCGGTCTTGTTTTTAAGCATGAAGGAAAATATCCTTTCATTACTCACTCTTTTGCTCGAAAAGAATTCGTTGATAAGTATTACAGTTACTCTAAAAAACATGATGCTGAAATGGCTGGTAAACGTAAATTCGCTCCGATAAGAGAGTGGGAAAATCAAGGGCTTCTCACGGTTGTAGATGAAGCGACTATAAATCCAAAGCATGTCGTGGATTGGTTTGTAGAAATGAGTAAGTACTACAATATTAAAAAAATTATTGGCGATAATTTCCGCATGGAGATACTAAAAGATCCGTTAGAAAAAGCTGGCTTTGAAGTGGAGGTTATTCGCAATCCTAGGGCCATTCACAGCTTGTTAGCACCAAGGGTTGAAACGGGATTTGCTAATCGCCAATTTATTTTTGGTGACAATCCATTGATGCGCTGGTACACCAACAATGTACTTGTGGTGATTAAGAAAGATGGAAACAAAGAGTACCAAAAGAAAGAGCCTATTCGCCGTAAAACAGATGGATTCCAGTGCTTTGTTTATGGTTTATATAGAGTCGATGAATTAAGCGACTATAACCTGGAAGAATCATTGGATGCCTTAGATGCTCTTAATTTCTAGTAAGGGGGTGATGATAGAAAATGGGATGGATTAGCGACATATTAAAACGCAATAGTGAATTGGAATGGATGTTTGATCTTGAGCTGACTTATGAAACATCTCACCGAGCCTACTTAAAAAAGATGGCTCTGGAAACCTGTGTGAATTTTATTGGTCGTACAATCAGCCAATCCGATTTTAGATTTATGGAAAATGGGAAGCGACAACTGAATGACTGGCATTACCTTTTGAATATCCGCCCAAATACGGATCAATCGGCAGCTGACTTTTGGCAAAAATTTATCCATAGATTGATTTGTGAAAATGAAGTATTAGTGATTCTTACAGACAATAATGATTTATTAATTGCTGACAGTTTTACCCGTGTGGAATATGCGGTATACCCCGACATTTTTAAAGATGTGATGGTTAAGGATTATACATTTCAAAGAGCATTTAGAATGGACGAGGTTATTTATATTACTTACAACAATGAGAAGTTAACCGAGTTTATGGACGGTATGTTTGGTGATTTTGCAGATTTATTTAGCCGTATGATTGAAACCAGCATGAGGGCTAATCAGATCCGTGGGATTGTCAGTATCGATTCTACACAATCCCTTAACCAAGAAAACCAGACCAAGTTACAAAAATTCATTGATAAGCTGTTTAATACTTTCAAAAATAACCCAGTTGCCATTGTGCCAAAGCTGAAAGGTTTTGAGTATGACGAAGTCTCAAATGGCTCGAACAATGGTAAATCGATTGAGGAATTAACTAAACTTAAAAAATCTTTAATTGATGATGTAGCAAATATTCTTGGAATACCGAATGCCCTTATCCATGGGGAGTTATCAGACTATGAAACAAGTATTAAAGCATATGTGAAGTTCTGTATAGGTCCTTTGGTGAAAAAAATAGAAGACGAGTTGAATGCTAAGCTTATTGATAAAAAGGACTACCTGAATGGCTCACGGGTTGAGGTGAGAGGTGTTACAGAAAAAGACCTAATTGACCATGCCGAAGCAGTTGATAAATTAGTTGCTTCCGGAGCTTTCACAAGGAATGAGGTGAGGGAATTGTTTGGTAAAGAACGGTCAGATGATCCAGAACTTGATAAGTTTGTAATTACGAAAAACTATCAATCGGCTTCGGCTGTTGAAGGAGGTGAGAATAAGTGAAGAACAAAATCCAGTCCATCCCATATAAGTTTTACAACAAAACAAACGAAACTAAAGATGAGCATGAAATGGTGCTGTCTGGTTACATCGGCAGAAGCAGTTGGTGGTATGAAGCGATTAGCGCTGAAAGCATTCGGAATGCTTTGAGAGACGTTCAGGCATCGACCGTTCGAATTAAGCTAAACTCAGGTGGCGGCGATGCAGATCAGGGCATTGAAATTTACAATTATTTAAAGGACTTGGACAAACATATCATTGTGGAAGTCACTTCATTAGCTGCATCAGCTGCATCGATTGTGGCAATGGGGGCTGACGAAATCGTTATGAGAACCGGTTCCCGAATGATGATTCATGAGGCTTCTACATTGGCTTGGGGGAATAAGCACGATATCCAGAAAACACTCAATGCCCTTGAAGCTTATGACGAATCGATTATTTCGATTTATCAACAAAGAACCGGTAAGAGTCGCGAAGAGATTAAGAAGTTGCTAGAAGCTGAAACATGGTTCACGGCTGAACAGGCTGTGAAAGAAGGATTTGCAGACAGAGTGGAATTTGCATCGCAGGAAGACGAAGTACGAACTATCATCACTGACGAACAAATGCAGCAAATTATTGATGCTGTAACCAATCGCTTGCAACAAAATAACAATCAACCAAATGAACCTACGCCGCCTGCTAAAGCGCAGACGAAGCGAAAAGGGTTCATTTTTTAATTTTAAAAGGAGGTTTTTGAATATGGCTTTGAAATTGAAAGGAAATATGGAAATCTACAACGAGAAAAAACAAGTGTACATTGATTTGGTGAAGAATGGAGCGACTGAGGAAGAACAGGCTGCAGCATGGGCTGAGATGCAAGAAGCTCTTGTAAATGATTTAAAAGAAGTGATTACAGCCCAAGTGCGCCAGGAAAATTTAGATCAACAAATTCTGGCTGCTCGTGGAAAATCGAATATTTTAACTTCCGAGGAACGGAAATTTTTTAATTCACTAAGTACAGAGGTAGGTTACAAAGAAGAAATCTTGTTACCGGAATCAACAATTGACCGTATTTTCGAAGACTTAACAAACGAGCATCCATTATTACAGGAGCTTGGGTTAAAAACTACAGGCTTAATCACACGCATCATTAAGTCCGAAACAAGCGGCGCGGCTGTATGGGGTAAAATTTTCGGTGAAATTAAAGGGCAATTGGATGCTGCATTTAGTGAAGAAACAGTCACGCAAGGTAAATTAACGGCTTTTGTCGTTATTCCTAAAGATTTATTTGAATACGGTCCAGAATGGGTGGAACGGTTTGTTCGTGCTCAAATTACTGAGACACTAGCAGTAGGTTTAGAAAAAGGGTTCTTGTTGGGGGCTGGACCTGTAAAGGATGAACCAATCGGACTTATTAAGGACTTGAATGCTCCTATTGATCCGACAAACGGTTATACCAATAAGACTCCTCATCCTGTTCCTTTGACATTCGCTAGTTCTGAAACAACCGTAAAGGAATTAGCGAGCGTTATGAAAATGTTATCTGTTAAGGAAAATGGTAAGTCTGTGAAGGTGGACGGCAAAGTTGTATTAGTTGTGAGCCCATCTGATTCTTGGAGTATCAAAGCGCTGTATACCTTCCTAAACGCCAATGGTGCGTACGTAACAGTATTACCATATAACTTGAAAGTAGTTGAATCTGAATTTATGCCACAGGGCCAATTGTTAGCTTTTGTTAGAGATCGTTATGATGCCTATATTGGTGGCGGGGTGAAAATCAAACGTTTTGACCAAACACTTGCTATTGAGGATTGTGATTTATTTACTGCAAAACAATTTGCATTTGGTAAAGCCCATGATAATAATGCAGCTAAGCTATTCACTTTAAATGTTGATGACATTTTAGAGCCTGAAACTCCTTAATTTCTAGGGAGTTTCTTCTTTTTACGGAGGTGATTGAGAATGGTCTATAAAGTAATCCGGTGCTTTAAAGAACTGAAACATGATGGCCATATTTATAACGTTGGAGATATTTACCCTAAAGAAGGTTATAAAGCGACTAAAGCAAGATTGGAAGAACTTTCGACCACGAAAAATAAATACGGTCAAATTTATATTGAGGAAGTCGAAGAAGGTCCTGGCGATAAGGAGTGATGTAAATGATTACTCCTGAAATTTTGAAGGAATTTAAGGATCGAATGAAATTAGGTGATGAGGAAGATGAGAACCTAATTCGAATCCTTTCTGCATCGAATAAGAGTTTAATTCGTATATGCGGCGATTACGATATCAATAAAGATGAAGAATTCAAAGAGCTTGTTTTTGAGCGCGCTCGGTATGTATACAATGATGCGTTGGAATATTTCCAGACGAATTTTTTAACGCAAATCAATGATCTTCGAATTGCTAAAGCTCTGGAAGAAATACCGTTAGAAGAAGGCGATACAGATGCAACCGTTTAAATACAATCCAAATTATAATACCGGTCAATTTAGGCATCGTATAACCTTTTTGGAAGACGTGACTGTAACGGATGAAATAGGTCAAGAAATAACAGAATGGGTAGGGTTTAAGAAAGCCTGGGCAATGATTAAAACGGTTAAAGGTTCTGAATATGTAGCAGCGGGCTCAGAACGAGCCACTATTATTTATCGGTTTATTATTCCCTATACAAAAGGAATTACTTCAGATATGAGGATTTCATATCAAGGGCGTACTTTTGATATTATTGAGCCTCCTATCAATGACGACGAGATGAATAAAACGCTCACCATTTTAGCGAAGGAGCGTGTATAAGGTGGCTAATATCCGAATCGACCAACTAACAAGCGAGATTGTGAACGCAGTTCGTGAGTATACGGAAGATGTTTCAAACAGTATTGAAAGGAAAGTAGATGAAACGGCCAACAAAGTGTTGAAAGAAGTACGGGCGTTGTCTCCAAAGAGAACGGGTGAGTATGCACGCACTTTTGTGAAGACAAAAGAAGGTGGCTACGGCCAACATCGTCGGATCATTTGGAACAAGAAGCATTATAGTCGAGTTCATCTTCTTGAATTTGGTCATGCTAAAGTCAATGGCGGCCGTGTCCAAGCTTTTCCGCATTTACGTCCAGCATTCGACAAGCACGCTGCCCACCTTGACGATGAAATTAAAAATATCATAAGGAATGGTGGATGATATGACACAGACAGAGCTGTATCAAGCACTGAAAAGCATCGGCTATCCCGTTGCATACGGTTCATTTTCTAGTCCCGTTACGCCACCATTCATCACCTATCAATTCGCTTCTTCAAATGATATGATCGCCGATAATATCAACTATGTATCTATTGAAAACTTTCAAGTCGAGCTATATACGGCAAAAAAAGACCTTACTGCCGAGCAAATAGTACAAGATAAGTTCAAAGAGCTAGGCTTGCCGTATCGAAAATTCGAGACATACATCGATGGAGAGAATCTATATCAAATACTTTATGAAATTCAGATTTTAGGAGGTTAGGTATCTATGAGCCAAAACAAAGTCACGTTTGGTTTGGAGAAGGTTCATATCGCTTTTGTGGATGAAGCAGCAACAACTCAACCAGCATGGGAAGCGCCAATCCTAATTCCAGGTGCTGTACGTTTTGCTCCAGAGCCGCAGGGAGAAGAATCGACGTTTTACGCTGACAATGGTCCGTATTTCACATACACAAGCAACAACGGCTACAATGCCGAGCTTGAAATGGCGAACATTCCAGATGAAGTGCTAGCGGAAATGCTTGGATGGGAAATCGATGCCAATGGCATGCTTGTTGAGACAACTGACGGCATACCGAAAGAATTTGCGCTGCTAGGTCAGGTTCTAGGTGATAAGAAAAACCGCCGTTTTGCCTACTATCGTTGCAAAGCGAGTCGTCCTTCGAAAGAGCATTCTACCCGTGCCGAATCGGTGGAACCAGCCACTGAAATATTGAATATTCGAATTCTCCCGATTGAAGTAGGTGGAAGAAACCTCGTTCGCGGAGTAATGGAGTTAAACGACGCGAATGCGACAGTATACAACTCTTTCTTTAATTCTGTTTATTTACCAACCTTCGGAGGAGGTGTGTAATAAATGAGAATCATCACAATCGGTGAAAAAGAAATCGGGATAAAGGCCACTCCCTTATCCCTTCTTTATTACCGTCAGGAATTTCAATCGGACCTAGTGGGAGACCTTGTAAAAATGCAGGTATTAGCAAATGATCCGTCTGCACTGGATTCAGTTGTTCTTTTGCAAATGACCTGGGCGATGAACAAATCGGCAGAAGGAACAGGAAAGGTATTCCCGGATTTCGAATCATGGCTTGCACAGTTTGAATGGATAGACTTTTCTAATATGGACACGATGATGGCTATTTTGGACGAAGCTGAAAAGGTTTTTTTCGTCAGGCAGCACGAGGAGCTATTAAGCCAAACTACTGAAACGAGACAGCCGGAACGCCTCGATCTTAAATTGATAGCAATCGGGAAGCGTACCGGTCTTTCTTTTGCCGAAATTAATGAGTTTCGTGTTTCTGATTTGTTGGAATACGTGGATATCTATACCGGACACAAAAAACAGGAGTCTAAGATGGCTACGCAAGCAGATATAGATGCCTTTTTTGGATAGAGGGGGTGAGGGCGTGGCAGAGAATGTACGTGGAATTAATGTCGTCATTGGAGCGGATACCACCAAATTAGGAAGGGCTCTTGCAGACGTTGAAGCGAAAAGTAAAAGTATTCAGTCAGAACTTCGTCAGATAGACCGATTGTTGAAATTCGATCCCAATAACACAACACTATTAGCACAGAAACAACAATTACTTTCCGAAGAAATTGAGAATACAAGGGAAAAACTCGATCGTTTGAAATCCGCACAGCAGCAAGTGAACGATCAATTCTTGCGTGGGGAGATTAGTGCAGCGCAATATAGAGCTTTCCAGCGAGAAATAGAAAAAACAGAAGGGCAATTACGTATTCTACAAAATCGTCTTGAGGAAACAAACAGAGTTATTGATAACCAATCGTCTGCTTGGTCCAGATTACAGGAAAGATTGAACGTTGTTGGGCAACGTTTGCAAGAAGTTGGCTCCAGAATAGGAAGAACGACAACATCGATAGGGACGATTGCAGCTGCGATTACTCCAGCCATAGCTTCTGTTACTGGAGGAGTCATGGCGTTAGGTTCATCATTTGCGGCTGCTGGAGCAGGAGCAGTAGCTTTTGGAGCGGTGGCTGCGGGAGCCTTATCTAATGTATTTGAAGCAGCAGAAGAGGTTCAAAAGATAGAAGAGAAAATAGCAAACGCAGACAGTCTCAGGGAAAAAATTGAGGCCCAAAAAGAACTTGCGAAATTGTATGAAGGAATGAGTGAATCGCAGCGGAATGCCTTAAGAGAGTTACAGTCATTTAAAGGGTTTTGGTCAGACTTTACTAAACAATTTGAAACTCCTGTTTTTCAAGCATTTGCGAATGTACTAAATGGTACAAAAACGTTATTACAAAAATTAGAACCAACCATTAAAAGTGTGGCAAATGTAGTGGTAGAGTTGACCAATGAATTCAATCAAGCCCTTCAAGGTTCGGCTATGAAAAGTTTTTTTGAGTGGCTAGAAACCCATGCAGCGGAATCGCTTTATAATTTCTTACATATCTTCGGTAACGTATCTATGGGAATGATCAATTTATTTAAAGCATTTTCACCACTTGGAGCTAGCATGGAAGAGAGGTTAGTACGTTTGACTGAACGATTCAAAGGGTGGTCAGCGAAACTAGAAAATTCTGCAGGATTTGAGCAGTTTGTCAACTATGTTCGGGAGAATGGCCCAATGATCATGACCATTTTTGGGAATTTAGGGAAAACAGTTGGAGTTATTCTAACAGAATTAGCACCACTTGGAGCAATTCTTATGAAGTTAGCAGCTGGTGTTAGTGAATTTATTTTGTCAGTCGCGTCCAGTGTGGCAGGATTTATAGATTACCAAAAGATTGTTAGTGCTACATTCACCGCCATCCAAACGGTTGTGCTACAAGTATTTGGTGTTATCCGCGACTTTATCATGGACAAAGTTTCCGAAATCCAGACATTTTGGCAACAAAACGGGGAACAAATCCGACAAGCAGCAGAAAAAGTGTTTACCTTTATCCAAAATATTGTTTCCATTACCATGCCTGTTGTTTTAATGATCATTAAAAGTGTGTGGAACAGCATCAAAGGAATTATATCGGGTGTGATTGACACGATACTGGGTGTAATTAAGACGTTTTCTTCTGTTTTGAATGGTGACTGGAGGGGCGCGTGGGAAGGTATTAAACAAATTTTAATTGGTGTAGTTGAAGTGATATGGAATTATCTTAATCTCATGTTTATTGGTCGTATTTTAGGAGGCATTAAAACGTTAGCTGTTAACGCGCTAGGTACAGTCAAATCCATGTGGGATAACATTCTTGTTACGTTTAAAGGGATAGGTGATAATGTAGCCAACGTCACCAATAACTTGTTTTCCAAAGTTTCTAGTATATTTAGCAATATGAGAACCACCATTTCTGAAAAAATGACGGCAACAAAAGATTCCATAATCGAAATATGGAAGAAGGCAGAGGATTTTTTGAAAAATATCGATTTGAAGCAAATCGGTAAAGATATTATTCAGGGTTTAATAAACGGTATTTCAATGATGGCTAATGCATTGTTTGAAAAAGCAAGAAGTATCGCAGATTCCATCAAATCAACCATCAAAAATGCACTCGATATTAATTCTCCTTCTCGCGTCATGAGGGATGAAGTGGGTAAATGGATACCAATCGGTTTGGCAGAAGGTATAGAGAAAAACATTAATGCGGTTGTATCAGCGACTAACCGAATGGCGCAGGCGGCGGTACCGAACGTGAATGCTAGTTCTTTTGCAGGTGCCTCTACTCCTACCACAATCAACATTCCGAAAACGGCCGGCGCAAAAATAGAACAACATTTCCATTTCCACACAACAGCACCAACGCCATCAGAAGTGGCTAGAAAAAATCTTCAAGTCTCACGTCAACTTGCAATGGAATGGGGGCTATGACATGCAGCGAATCATTTTCACAAACGCAAGAGGTCAATCGGTGGAGCTTTCAAAAGCTCCTTTTCTTTTGCAAAGTGTTGGCGGACTTGGTGACGTGGATGCTGATATTCAAACACAGAAAGCCCCATTTCAGGATGGCAGCACCTATATTCATTCAGTTTTGCAGGAGCGAGCTATCTCGTTGGAAGTTGTGATTCTTGCAAGAGACACAACGGCATTACTACAACAACGTCAATATCTCGCATCTGCATTCAATCCCAAACTTGGTCCTGGAACACTTCACTATGAAAACGGCGATACGATACGTAATATTGAAGCTGTTCCAGATGGCGTTCCGGTTTTTCCGAGTGGAAGGGAAAATCGAGGGTCATTCTTTCAAAAAGCGTTGGTGAATCTTCTTTGCCCGAATCCGTATTGGAAATCGACAGAGATAACAGAAGAACCGACATTTGAACCATTGTTCCAATTTCCGTTTGAGGGTGTGTTTGACATTGGGATACAACGTGACAATCGAATCATCATCAATGACGGGGATGCGCCAGCACCAATATACGTTGAGTTTCACGGTCCGGCGGTCAATCCGAAGATAACAAACAAAACAACAGGCGAATTTATTAAAGTGAACCAAACGCTTGGCGAAAATGAAATCATGAAGATTGATACAACACCGGGCAGGAAATCTGTATATTTTGTTCAATCCGATGGAACCGAACGAAATGTTTTCAATTGGATTGACTTGGAGAGTAACTTCTTCCAATTGGTCGTAGGGGAAAACGAAATCGAATATTCCGCAGATGGCGATATTCAAGGCGCTATTGTAAATATTCGATACAACAAGTTGTACAACGCTGTATAGAAAGGGTGAGAGTATGGCGGAAATCAGTAAGTTTTTTAACTCAGCTCCGGGTGATCCCCGAACCTATCAAGCTAGTGACTTTGCGGATTATTTCGGGAGTGTGTTGAGCACAGGCTTGCTTCATACAGATAATATCCCAGCGCTGGAGGTAAAATGTGAAGGCAATGACTTGCGGACATATGTGATGCCCGGAAAGGCGGTTATGCAAGGCTATCTTTACGAGAATACGAGTAATCTATATTTAGAACACGCCCTTCCGGAACCCACGCTAGACCGTATAGACCGAATTGTTTTAAGACTAGATAAACGGAACCAAAGTCGATTTATTAGGCTATTTGTCAAGCAAGGGGTAGCGAGTTCCAATCCTGCTCCTCCCGATTTGCAACGTGATGATTTTATTTACGAATTATCTCTTGCACAAATTCGAGTGAGGGCCAATACATCGACCTTAAATCCTGCCGATTTAATAGATGAAAGGTTAGATGAGAGTCTATGTGGTTTGGTTTATTCATTAATAAGCATTCCAACATCCCAATTCCAACAACAATGGGACGAATTTATGGCAGGAATACAAGATGAAGGTTTTGCTTCTGCAGAGGAATTTAATGCACATTTGGCTGATAATGTGAAACATATTACGGCAGCAGAAAGATCGGCTTGGAACAGCGCAGAAGCGAACGCGAAAGCCT